ATAGCACCTTCGTAACCGATGTGAAGATCAGTTGAAGCACCAGAATAGTCTCCATCAGGATATGAGATATTGCTCTCAACGTTCACGTATGGACCAGCAAAAGCTGCACCAGCGAGAAGGAATGGAGATGCTGCAACAGCAGCGATTGTTGATTTGATAGACATGATTGTTTTTTTAAGTATCTCGCAAGAAAAAACCCTTGCGGATGATAGATCTCTCGACATGAGATCTTTATTACATCTACGCAGGGTTACGATTCTTTCGAGTCCTTTGTATAATATGTATTTATATTAACAGATCTTTTATATAAAGTCAAGTGGTGGTTTTCCCCACTTTTACTTGTGCCCAATCCATATCAAAAAGATATAATCCCTTATCTGTTAGGACATGGTTATACATCTTATGAAAAACAGATGGTGGTAATGTAACTATGTCTGCACCTGCTGCAAAAGAGTCAGATACAGTCTTAACATCACGAATAGATGCTGCTAAGATTTCAGTTTTCTTTATTCCTTGTATTGCGTAAATATCGCTAATATTTTCAATTAACTCAATACCAGAAAAAGAATTGTCATCTAATCTACCAGCAAATGGTGAAACATATTTTGCACCTGCTTTGGCAGAAAGAATTGCTTGTGCAGGAGAAAATATTAACGTAACATTGACTTTAATAAGATCTCTAGTAAGTTCTCTACAAACCTTCAAACCATCTGGAGTGCAAGGAACTTTAATAGTTGCTTGATCTTTACCAAACTTACGAGCAAGACGAAGACCTTCCTCATACATTGTGGTATAATCACCAACAACTTCCATACTTATATCAGGAATACCTAATTCAATAAGTTCTTGATAAACATCTTCTGGATCTCTACCACTTTTCCTAATTAAAGTTGGATTTGTTGTAATACCATCTATCAAATGAGTATAAAAACACTCTTTAATAGCATCAGTATCAGCAGTATCTAAAAATAATTTCATTAAAATTTTATATTCTTAGTAGTTATATTATATCATAAACTTTGTGTGATGTATGATACGTGTTACGAAATGCTAAATAAAGCTACGTAAAATACTCATAAGGTATATGAAGAAATTTTTACCTTTGATTATGTTATTGATGACAGGTGCAGCAGTTGCACCAGCTCGTGCTGATCTCACGCACCGTATGAGTTCCTCAACTCAGCTAAGTGTAAATGGAGCTTATACTGATGCATCCAGAATCGGTTCGACTTATACAGTCTCTGGATCTAATATCAAAGTTGCAGACTCTGCCCACTTCGGAAAGATGACTGCTGCTACTGCTACTGCTGCAGCAGCACAAGATGTTGGTGAATACGATATCAATACAGCTGGCTCGGCTTTTAGCTTTAGTGAATCCTGGACTCAAGGAGACGTAACAAATCCTATTGGTACAGGTGTTGACGTAACCACTGGTGTCGTAGCAGATATGCCAGCATACGGCAACACTTTAACGATGAGTGGTGGTGTAGCAGGAACTCTTGCAGGTACTATTACCTCCGCAGGTGTGACGACTCTAACCGCAGGTGGAGCTGGCACAACAGCTACAGGACAATTCGTTACTGAAATCGTAATAGACTAGTGATGAAACGTAGTATACTAACAGTATTGCTACTGATTAGTGGTACAGGTGCTGCAAGAGCAGTGCCTGTGGTCCCCAATTTTACCCAGGGCTCAATGACAAGCCATACGGAAACAACGTCTACCGTAACGGAGACGATAAATTCGATGGATTATAATACAGGCTGGCAGTATGTAGTGACTGGGACCAACGTAGAATCCAATGGAAACTTAACACCAACAGGAGCAGATTCTATTAACGCAACACAAGTAACATTAGACGGAGTGACTTCGACATGGAACGGATTGAATCTACAAGACAGACCAGAGTTCTCAATAGTAACACCAGGAGCAGCCTTCCAATTCACGGAGAGTTATCAAGGTCCAGGACTATCGAACCATACAGTAATTCAAAGATCGACAACTATAAACAGCGTAACAGATACCACAAGTACCTTTACACAATAGCAACTATAGGTAGTTTATTATCACCAAACGTTGCATTAGCAGCAGACGTTGGTGGTGTATCGGCAACCGCAAATCCAATCGCCAACTCCTCTGGCTCGGTGACCAATCAAGCCATACAGGTTCTACAAGGCCCATACATAACTAATACTTATGGTAATGGTATTCAATGTCAAGGTGCGACTATGAATATCACACCATATGCGACTGGCGGTATGGCATTTAAGAGACCATATGAAGCATACTATGATGAACCAGTCTATGACGTTCACGATGCTGATGACGATGGACAAATAGACAATCCTGGAAATATTTTATATTATATGCCAACAAGAACGAATCAATCAGATAGTTATAACGTATCAGTAGGTGTCTCTGCTACATGGTCGAGACCATTAGATAAGAAATTACAAGAACAATGTAAGCAAGCAGCACAGGCAAGTATCAATCAAATGGTTCAGTTGACTGCCAATAAGAGATTGGATTTTGAATTAGCAAGACTTAAGAACTGTGGTGAACTCAAAAAGGCTGGGGTAATGTTCCATCCCAAATCACCTTATGCATCTGTATGTGCTGACGTTATGTTAGTACAACCTGCTGGTGTAATCGTTCCTCATATGCATGACCTCAAACCTAATGTTCCACAAGAAACTAAAGTAGAACCTAAAGAAGAAGTTAAAACACAAGTCAAAGTTGAAGTTCCACCAAATGGTACTGCAAAAGATCTAGGAACATTCTCTATTGGTAATGTTAAAGATTGATGAGCATACCTAGAATTGGAGTTAATCAAATAGGTACTCAAAATATTTGGGATGTTCGAGTTGCTGATACATATACAGATAATATTCCAAATGTATATGTTCCATCTTGGATGTATATACAACCTAGTGTTGATAATATGATTCCACCAGTAGTAGTTAATATTGGTAGTCCTATTGTCAATGTACCTGGTTGTGTAGAAGCACATAGGGATAATAAAATCCATAAAAACAACATACCAAAAGATAAAGATCTAGTAAAAAATGATCCTGATGAAGTAATGACTCTTTGTGATGCTGGATACCCTGCATATGATGCAATGAATTATGAACGAGATCAGTTGCAGATGACATATGAATCTAAAGCACCTCCTGTTGCACCACCACCAGAACCAGATCTAAAGACACCAGAGACACCAAGTATTCCAAAGGCAGAAGGTGATCCAGATTGTCCTGGTCCAACATCCTTACGAATTGGTGCAGTAGGTCCTAGTGAAACAGAAAAAGTGGTGGGTCATGAATTACAAAAGACACCACAAGGAACTCTTATATGTGTAGAATTATATGAAGATATTAATATAGTAGAACAGTATCTACCCTCTGCACAAATTGCAATGACTACTGCATCTATCGCAGCAGTCGCTGGTGCATCTGCACTATTAGCAAAACCTCTAGCAGATTTACTACTAAAGGTTTTTAAACCTGCAATCAAACAGGTATTAGGTAAGGTAAATAAAGCACTTGGTAAGACTCCTTATAAACCTACTCAATCTGAATTAAGAACGAATGAGTATAGAATCAAGAAAGGATTGACTGCTTTGAAGTTTGGTAAGAAAGGAGCAGATATAAAGAAACACAAATAACTATTTTTTACCTTTCATCTTATCAATTACTTTTTTACCATCCTCAATACCTCTTTCTTTTATTATTTTCCAAATATAATTCTTAAAAGACCAAGATACCATAGTAAGTAATATTATACCAAGTGTTGTTAATTCAAATTGAGCACCTTTATGTGCTGCATACGAACCTAACATAACTTCCGAATAAGTATCATGGCAACCAGATAAGTAATAATCATCATGTCTTATTGGTCCAAGGAATTGTCCTTGGGGATTATTCATATCATCATCAGGATAAAACTCCCAGTTCTCTTCACCAACTGTTTGTAATCCTTCTCTCCATCCACGTAAATCATTCTCCTTTGGTTTTACAGCAGCATTAGTTGCTTTACCATTAATATCTTGTTGAAATATTTTTAAAGGATCACCCTCTTTATTATTAGTATGTTTCTCTTCACACTCTAAAAACTGATGAAGACGTTCATGTTCACGAACTCTTCCAATATATTCTTCTATATCTGGTTCTTCAAATTTAGTTCTAAAGAAAGGAGTTTCTATCTGTGGTAAATTATCTATTATAGCTTCCTTACCAACCTCAAAAACATTACCCCATCCACGAACAACTCCATCCTCATCCGCTTGTGTAGGTATACCCATTACTTAGGAACCTCTTGTCGATAATCACCTGGTGTTGTACTTCTTACGACACCACCTGTTGATTTAGGCAGCATCTCTGCTAAAGCAGAACGGACTTCTTCTCTTACTATGAGTTGAAGTTCTGATTGTTTTGCTCTAACTCTTTTCTCAGGTCCACCAGTTGCCTGATCGATAGCATAATTACCACCAAAGATACCACCGCCACCTATGACGGCAACTGCTGTTCCTGTGCTGGCAACTTTTTGTATGTCCATTGTTAGAAAGTTTCTGGTTTAGATTGATCCCATTCGTTTAATGCTTCAAGAATAGTTGCTTTAAGTTCTCTTCTTTTCTTCCTACCAAGACCTGCTCTAGAATCAATTTTAACTTTGATCCAGTAAAGACCAATTAAAACTAAAGTAAATGGGATTGCATCTGCCCAAGAAATTTCATTCCATGCTTCTACAACATTTAATACTGATAGAATCATAAGAGAATTGCTCCAATAATAAATCCTTTAGCAAATGAAACACATAACATTTGATAATCAGACAATTTGAATTTATCTTGAATTTTCTTTGCAAATTTCTTATCCCACTCTTTTACATGATATAAAGCGTGTGCAACTGGATTAGAAATTTTTTCGTGATCTTTACAAGACATAATTTACTCCGTTAAAGTTCCGTGTGCTCTACGAATTTCACGTAGATCCTCGAAGTTCTTTTGCTTAGTTCCTCCATCATATGCCCAAGCATATCCTTCAGTAATCATTTGTTCGTTAAGCGACAAGTTTGAATCCCCGATATAAAGCCACCCAAGAAGACGACCATATTTACCGACCCCACCAACAAGTTCAGTCCTAATAGACAACTCATCATCACCGTCAATAGCACCTTCGAGCTTGTCTTTAAGCCATTTAGTTGCGTCCAAACCAAGTTTCTTTTCCTCCAAATCACGAGTACGTTTTTCAGGTGTATCCACCCCTGCTATTCTAACACGTTCTTTTTTATATAGATCAAATCCTAAATCAATTGTGACATCGATGGTGTCACCATCTAAAACTCGATTGATCTCTGTCACTCGGAAGTTGTAACAACTCTTCCGACTCGGTGGAACCATCGCTCCCATATTCGTACTCCGTAAGTGTATTATTTAGCATCTCCTCTATTGAAATACGATTCTTCTGTGATTCATGATCTCTTAATTTCTCTATCCATTCACCTGTTGGGAATGAATGACCCATATGTGCTTCTGCCTTTGGAGCAAAATAACCTGCACCAATAAAGGTACAGGCTATAACTCCTAATAGACTAACGGACGCAACTACTTTCTCATTCGCACGAACTCTAAGAGTTAACTCCTTCGTGTGGACCAACATGTGTTCCACTTTCGCTTCCAAGACTGCTATCTTGGTCTCCATGCT